GAAAATTTCCAAATCCTACTTGCACCACAAAAGCACGTTAATAAATTTATATAGAGTGCCCTGTGTGTAGTTGCTCTTAGAAAATTTCCAAATCCTACTTGCACCAGAAAAGCACGTTAAGTCCAAAACCAGAGGTTTGAAACATTTATATAGAGTGCCATGCATGTACAACCTGCCAACTTTGTACCTGCACTGTAAAAGCGTGTTAAGTCCAAAGCCAAAGGCTTGAGACATTTATATAAAGGCCACGCTAGTACTATTGAGTTCCGTGCGTGACCAATATGTCGAAATCCGCCTGTTTACTTAGTTAGATAGCAAAGCTTCCGCCACTTGAACGCTGACTGTAGAATGTTTCCATCTTAGATTGATGTTGTTCAGCTGTTTCGATTGTGTTGCTAGCTAACTGACGAAGTACGTCTGCTCCATGAGAGTATTCGTCGTGCAATGGTGTGCGCTTCCAAGCCTGAAGTTTGTCGTCCCACTCTTTAGAGTAGTTAAAGAAGCAATCAATTGTGTATTTGCAAGAAGCATCAACAAAGAGGTTTGGAATTATACGACGAACTGCCTCAATACCGTTCTCAATTGAAGCTTTAGGTAGCACATCAATACGCCAGTCTAGCTCTTCTGCTTTCTTATACTCAAGTACCATCTCATATCTAGTCTTAGCTGTACCGTTACGGCGGCTAGCACCGAGCTCGCGAACTTTAACGTCGTGTGGAAAGCGCACAGCTCTTACATCAAACTTGGAGTCTTTGATATGGTCAAGGTAGTGGCCCATGGCATAACCATTATTCCAGTACTCTCCTACAATGCGCCATTTGCCGCGATACCACTGTACAAACAGAAGTACAAAGTAATCATCGACACCCAGGTCAAGATAAACATCTGTAGGTAGGTTTGGATCGTAAAGGTCACGTTGAACTCCGCCCTTGCGAACAACTTCTTCATTGAACTGGCGCGCGTAAAACGTTCCATCTTTACTAGCAGTAAATGCTTCTTCAGGGCTACCTGGGTATTCCTGGAAAATATCTCCGCCCAATTCGCGGCGCTGAGCTATCCAGAAATTCTTTTGCTCTACATCTAACTTGCGATCTGTCTTGAACTCTAGCTGTTTAAAGTACTCAGCAGCTTCGTCGTCAATAGCTTGGTCTATGTCAAGTATACAATCAGGATCATCAATCCACGAAAGAAATACAGGATAGAAGTCTTTAGGTGCAAGCTGACCAGACTCAAGAGCTAATACTGAGTCATCCCAGATTGTCTTAAACATGTTCTTGCCTTCAGCAGTGCTCTCTATTACACCAGTGTTGCCGCGGGCAAGTGCCTGAAGAGTACCTGTCTTTACTTCTTTAGCTCGCTTAGGTGAATTATTAGCTATCTTGCCCATCTCCGAAATATGAAGTCGCTGCAACGTAGTAGATCGGAAAGACACACGAATAAATATAGTAGAACCATTGTTAAATGAAAACTCTTTGGTGTTATCTTTTTCAAGAATAGCGCGGTTAAAGTTTTTAACGTCTTGGCTTAACGTATCCCACAGGAATTTAGCGCGTTCAAGAAGTGTAGACGCTTCGTCTGTGCCTTGGGCCATTAGACCAATGTTCATAAATGGCGCCCACACAGCATCATCAAAATAGCTAACAAGCCAGAATGTTGATATTCCTTGCTGTCTAGACTTTAGTATGATAATACGTGGGTGTTTACGTGTAGCTGCATAAACTACATGTTGTGCGTAGTTCATTCTAAAAATACAAGGCTCACCATATTTGTCAATGACAGAGTAAAGATTGTTGATACGCCAGAGTTTGTTACTTAGATAGCGGCGTTCAAAGTCTTCAGGTTTTATATTGTTAGCTGGCGGGTTATCAAAAAACTGGTAGTGCCCAACTAAGTCTGGGTAAAGCTCATCAAACTGCTCTTGTGTTATTCGGAGATTAATCACTTGGAACATCTCCCAGGTATTGGTTGTATTTAGGTGTGTTGTTATCAGTGTAATTGTTTTGTACGTTGACTTGCGTCATGTTTTTATTAATAAACGAAGTCTGCAGCTTACACAATATATCAGTGATAACTTCTAGCTCAGATACATGTTCAATGCTAAGCAGCAACGACCGTGCGCGCGTATTTATTTGTTGTGCCGTAGTTTGAAATTCTGCGCTAAGATGTTCAAGCCCTTTTAGCTTTTCTGTAAATTCACCAAGTGCTTCTTCTGCACCTGGCAACTTACTTAGCTTATCAGCTACTTCACTAAGAATAACATTGTCCATGTTAACAAGTTGATCAATAGTACCATTAAACTTAGCATCGTCGTATTCTCTACGAAGCTTTAACACAGCGCCATAACTAATATCTAGATCATCAGCAATGTCTTTAGGCGCCGTGTCATTTTGCAATAATGAAATGACTTTGTATTTTTGCTGATTATCCATTTACTCAGCTCCAGGTTTGATAATATGTTCCTGCTTGTATTCTTTAAGAAGGTTAACAACCAAGCCAGAGAAGTTGAGATTTAAACGTTCACAGTGATCTTTAACCTCTCTAACAACTTGCTCATCATCAGGTCGTTTATCTTTAGTGCTGAAAGTAAATATAGCCATGATAGTAGTTCCTGTTGTATATTAAACTTATATAAAATATTATATCTTAACGCTGTGTACATGTAAACGTTTTTGTTATATAATGTAAAAGTAGTTAATAGTAACTCATAAACCAAGGAACTCACCATGTCTACTACTACAACAGACGGTATTCCGACTTACGAGAGTCGGGTAAACGAAGTCATTACTGCAGCAACTAAAAGTGATGACGGCAAACTTGTACTCCCAGAAGGAACAGATGAAGGTTTAGCTTATTCAGCTATGGCAGAAATTCGTCGTCGTGACACACAAGGCGCGTATACCAAGAATCAGCAACAGCTTAAAGCGCTACAGGCTGAAAATGAAAAGCTTGCATCTTCGTGGGAAAGCGACGCTGTTGCAAACCTTAGCTCAACTGAACAAGCTAAGTTGGAAGAGCTTAAAGTCCAAGACCCAGATACTTGGCGTTCAGAAATTGCTCGCTTAGAAGAAGAAAAGCGTGGTAAGTTTAAAGAAAAGCGCGAAGCTATCACTGTAGAAGCTTCTCAGATGACAGAGCTTGAACGCCGCAGCTCGCAACTTGAGCAGTTCAATAAAGACAACCCGGACATTGAACTAACCGACGAAGTTATTGAAAACGACATCCCTCCTCGCATTACTCGCAAGCTGGAAAAAGGCGAAATTAACTTTGGCGATTACTTAGCTGAAGTTGCTGCTTATTTAGGTAAACCTAAAAAGCTTGCGCCAGGTGAAACAGCTCCAGACACTCCAGACTTTGCTGGTGTCCGCAGTTCAAATAGTCCTACTACTGAAGCACTTAAAGGCCAAAGTAAAAACGACTATAAGAAGGAAATTTTCTGATGTCAAAATTATTTATTGGTACTAAAGTTATCAGCGCTTTGTTTATGACAAGGCAAGACTACAATGATTACCGTGGTTGGCAGCTTCCTGAAGACGAAAATGGTAGCGACAAAGGCTACTTGGTTGAATACAGAGATGGCGGACCAAGTAATCACGCAGATCATGCTGGCTATATTAGCTGGTCACCGGAAGCTGTGTTTAATAGCGCTTATCAAACGTCTGGTACATTGTCATTTGGCCATGCCATTGAGCTAGCTAAAGACGGTTACAAGATAGCTAGATCTGGTTGGAACGGCAAAAATATGTTTGTGGTTTACATGGAACCGCTGTATTTGCCTCCATACAACACAGCAGACACTAATCGTAAAGTAAACGACCGCACAGCTAAGTTTATTGGTGAAGATAAACCACTTGACTGTCAACCGTACTTTGCAATGTACAATGCACAAGAGCAATGGATACCTGGTTGGCTAGCAAGTCAATCTGATATGCTTGCTGAAGACTGGTGTATTATCTAAATAAAATTAATAAGTTTACTTTGACTGTACAATCTGATAAAATAGGTATAGATGAAGACAACTGCTTAAGCGTTCTGTAGGTGCTACACCGCGGCGGCAGTTGACTACAAGGTCTCCGGCTTGGAATCACCTAACGTCTGTATAAACACTCATTCTAACCCTAATTAAAGGCAGACAATTATGTCTACTGGCATTGTTAAGGTTGGTTCGGACCTAGAACGTCGTAAGTGGATGCGTGAAGGATTGATTCAAAAAGCTTCTATGTCTTTTT